ACAGCAATCGACAACGTCAATTCCCATACATCATCAAAGGGAGGTGGAACAAATTGACCATCAATTGTGTATTTCTCCAGTACTTTGTTGGAATCCAATCCCAAGCACACACCATCCTTAACACGTTGAAATTCCGTCTTCGCAAAAACATCTATAACAACGTGCATACGTCTTTGAATGGAATATGGACAATTGGAATACAATCTAGCATCTAAATCCTTAACATTAGTTGTCACTGTAACCAATTCAGGTTCAAGCCACGTCTTTTCCTTGCGGGCTAAATCTGCCATTGGTGCAACGCATGGAGCATTATCACAAATTTTTTGAATAGCATCGCAAGGAGAAACCTCTACAAAATCAGATCTGACGTTTCCATGATCATTAATAATAAAATGATTAATGTCTGAACGAGCGCCATCCCAATGTTTCTTTGAGGAATCAAACATAAACTTTTTCCCTTTTGAATTATCAATACCAGCTGAAGCAAATAATGCCGCAGTCACTTGTTCGGCACAAAAAGTTTTGCCTTGACTACTAGGTCCAAAGAATTCTATAGCAAATGGGGCACGCCTATAGCCCGCCGCCATCTTAGAGATAGAATGATCATTAATAATAGAAAGAATGTTACTGAACTTCCTCTCAACGACCTGCTTGTCAAGTCCACGCAATGTAGGTATAACTCTGCGCAACTTGGTTGCCATATTTTCAAGGCGTGAAACAAATTCGGCATCAGTAACCCCATGCATACCTAACAAATTTCCGTTACGTGCGAGTTCCCAAAAACGAACAAGTTCATGGTACTCCATATCCAAATTTGAAGCATCTGTGTTACCAATTAAAAAAGGAGTAAAACTCTTTGTTTTCCATGCTGCGTAACACGATTCGACCCAAAATACGACTGTGTCACAACATGCAGAAATTATATCCTGAGCATCTCCATGTATAACGCGAAGATCAGGTTCAATTAACTTATAGCCCTTAATATCAAACGTAACATTATCTGCATTACACAAACCAAATGTTACCAAAAGGCCAAAAATTTTGGAAAATTGTCCAAACAACCTATTACCTTTGCATAAGGTCCAATTCTCTTTAACATCTTTAATAAATTGAATCCATTCATTCTTGCTCGCATCATTAGTGTTAGTGGCATTTTCTGTGCCAGATTGCGAGAAAAAGTCATTCTCAAGTGCATCACGGATGTACCCAATAACACATCCGCTCATGGATTTGGGAAATTTCTCTCGTACATATAGAAATAACCCAGCTGACATAGTCATATAATCTTTAGATCCAGACAACACAACCAATAGGGCTGTCAACCCTTCAACCTCTCTAACAATTTCGTCAGTGAGATCAATTCCTCCAAGTGCGGCAATGCGACTTAAAGATGGAGTAAAATAATTGCGCAATTCTACTCCTAAATGTGGCTGCATTTTCTGTTCATTATTACTCTTGCTGCCACGTTTGTAAAGAACTTTGTCTCTACTTTTCTGTATTTTACGAGACTTAATGCCTCTTTTAAAGGATTCTCTTCGGAATTCTTTATCTTGGATTTCATATGAATCCATTTGCTCGCTATGCGAGCTGGTTTCGATCTTTCTCAAATCAAAATCCATTATGCC